GAAGATATTGTTAGCCACAGCCTGCGCTGCAGTAACATTCATGGTAACGGTCACCCACGACGGAGCGCCATGAAGCGCGCTACGAACATTGGTGTAATCACCACGCCAACTTGCCTTAGCATCAGCGGAATAAAAAGTAGCCATTTATAATTCCTCCTTATGCCAAGTCAGTAACGCCGACTTCGATGCGCTGCACCCAAGACTCGTTAAGAATGAGAGAGGCGAAGTACATCTTCCACCCGACGTAACCACGCTGACCAAGCACATCGCTCTTACTGATGCGGTCAGGATTGATAACCGTCGGAGACATCGAGCCAGCACCCTTCAGGGGAACGGTGCCGTACGAGTTCTTCGCGACGATAACAATCGGGTAAACATCTACAGCGGAGTTGGTCGTGACACAGCCATTGGCCGTACCAGAACCAGCACCACTGAACGGTTCGAGAACCGGGGAGATGATGAAGCGAACGTTCTCTACTTTACCAAGCTCATAATCGCTAATGGGCTGGTAGTTGCCATAACGCTCAACCGGCGTGAAGCCATCCATGTCGCGGATGTCCTGCTCGCAGTCCGTATGCGTGAAAGCAATAAACGAAGCTGCTACTGCTTCGGTCGCATACTTGGGCGAGGCGGAGATCATCGACGTGATCATCTTCGCGCGCTGAGAGCGCAGAGAGCGAACGGCGTTGCGAACCAGAGAGAGCGTGATAACGTCATTGACGTCGGTACGCGCTGCGGGCGTGCCCGTGCCGCTGTAAGCGACATTGGTACCAGCCTTCAGAGCGCCCCACATGATCAGCTCTTTCGTTTCCGCTGCCTGCTCACCTGCGAGCATTGCGGCGTCTTTAAGAACGGGATCCTCAGCCAGATCCTGTACTTTGTCCGTGATCGAGATAACGTCGCCATACTGGCCGAGCGTAACCGACACGTCTTCGTACTGCATCTGTTTCGGGACGGGCGTGACACCCTCAACGAGTTGAGTGGTGCTCACATTGTAAGGAATCGGACGACGGAACTTAACGTTGTCTGCCGTATTCTTGGGAAGGGGCTTGGCCTGCGCGAACTTCTCCAAACAAAGGAAGGGTTCAGCGTGCTCAAGCATGGTCTTCTCAGCATAGGCAGCCGTACGCTGTCCAACGTCCCCATAACGCATTGCCATAGTTTCTTTCTCCTGTTACGGGAATTAAATTAGCCCTCCCGTACAGCCTCCTCGAAATAAGCCTCGTAGTCTCCTAGAGAGCTATCATCGATTGCTGCTGTCCGCGAGGACGGTGTGTCCCCGGCAAGCGACTGCTTGCGGCGAGCTGCGGTTTGGTCAGCACGAGAAGTCTCCTTGGGTCCTTCATTCGATTCGCTGGGGGCAAGCGTTTCGCGAGCATACCGATCAAAGTCTCGCAACGCGACGAGAGCGGACTCTGCGTCTTGCGCTGTTGTAACAAAGCTCTGGTAATTCTGCGGCTGTGCTGCCAACCAATCATGCCATTCCTGACTTTGAAGAACATCCTCCAGATGTATTCCCGTTTCTTCGGTGTTGAAGAGTTTCTCTGCTTCCTTGCGTAGGGTTTGCTTTTGCTCTAAGATCTTCCGTTGCTCAGCCTCTTCTCTGATCGGGCGAACCTGATCGAGAATTTCTTTGCGTTCCTTTGCTAGCTCGCGAGAAATCAATTTCTCTACGTTGCGAGCAACGGTTGGAAAATCTTCGAGGAATTGATCAAACTCCTCATCAGACATATCTTCAACTTCTTTGGCGGTAGGCATGCCTTCTTCAGTAGGGGTGCCCTTGCCCGCTGTCCGCTGAGCTTCCCGCTCTGCTTCAAGCTGATCGAGTCGGGACCGTAAGGCTGCGACTCTTCCTGTGTTGGATTGGTCCCTGCGAACCAACGCCTCAATCCTCTCCTTATGCTCGGGGGGTAGCCCATCGACGAACGCAAACGGATCGTCTTTGGCCTTCGCCTTCGGTTCGGCTGAGGTGCCTTGATCAGAGGGCGGAGATTCTTCTCCGGCGTCATTCTCAAGGTCTTCGTTGTCGGGGGCTTCTTCCTCGGGGGTGCCTTCCTCGCTCCCAGATTCTTGCTCCTGCGAGTCTTCAGCTGCCGACTGGCCTTCTACGCCATCTTCTTCTGTCTCGTCAAACCAACTATCAAGTTCGTCGGACGTGTCTTCTTTCTTTACTGCTTCGTTCATAGGTTAGAACTCCTTCCTAGTTTGAGGGGACCCATATGGGCTGCCTCATTATTCCTCAACTTGATAGCCAAGGTTAGAGCGTAGGGCTGCAAGGATCTCCTTTGCAGCTTGCGCGCGTGCTCTAATTTCACGCAACTCGTGATCCGATAGGTCCTTGTGACCCACCAGCTTCTGTACCTGCTTATACCCATACTCGCTAACGCACTCTTCAATGCCACTGAAGATTTCGAGAGCTGTTGTACGGGTAGTTCCTCCCTCCAAACGAATACTCATAATTAGATACCTTCTCCCATCCTGTTCTTCAGTTCAATCTCGCGCTCCTGCTTGGCGAAGTCCATCTTTCCAAGAGTCAGTTTGGTGTACTGCTCCATGTTGGAGATCTTCATATCCTTCTCAAGCTGAGCGATTGTAGTCTCGCGCTCGCTGGCCAGTCTAGCCATTCCAAGCTGGTAGGTAAGCGTGGCCTCGTTCTGCCTAGCCTGCGCCTCAGCAACCTGTCCTTGGTAACGTGCCTGCACTTCCATGGTAGCGAGTTCTTGGCGTGCATTATCAAGCTGTGCGCTGGCCTCTGCCCGCGTCTTGTTTGACTGGGCAGTAATCATAGCTGCCTGCGCCTTGAGGGTTTCTGGATCGGACTGTGCCTGCTCCTGAGCCTGCTGCTGGCGCTCTGCCCGCAACTGCTCAACCTCGTCCATTGTGCGCAGGATGTCGCCTGTGCGCGTGTTGTCGACCAGCGCCCGGAAAGCCTTGTTCGGATCTACATGATCGAGGAACTCTTCGTTAGATCCAGCAAGACCAAGCATGCGCTCGATCTCTTGTGCGCGAATCTCGGCGTCGATGCGCTCTGTAGCGCCCCCGACCTCGATCTCGAAGTCGCCCTTGACAGACGGATCCTCGCCGTACTGCATTTCGTAGTGGTAGTAGCGGCGGATAAGCGGCTTGGTGATGTAATCATCCCAGTTCATGCTGGCCGCTTTCTGAATAATGTTGGAGGCTGATGCCACCATGGCCAGCCCGGTAGTTGTATTGTTGCCGGACGGCATTTCGCCCTGCTGCATAAGCGGGGTAGACGATTCTACGTCCGCAAACTGCATAGCTGTGTCAATAATCTGTGCAATCCCGTCCATCTGGGCCGGGATGTCTACGAACTGCATGGCCTCTCGTACATCTGAGCCATACTCAGTGAGGAACCACACCTTGTGAGGCGTGATAGCGTAATCCACGCCATTTGCTGGCTGGATCATCTCCTTATTCAGAACAATCTGCGGTCCAGACGTAAGAGACGCGTTATCCAGCAGCATAAGGTAGGCGTTATTCACTACACGCTGCGGATTACGCAGCAGATAGGGAACTCCGTGCCCAAACACGCTGTTCGGGTCCTTTTCCCACACGGCTAGGCCGTACGGAAGGGTGTCCATGCCGTCGATGTGCGACAGAGAGACGCGAATGACCTGCTTATTGCAGATCCAGACCTCTCCGGTGGGCCGGAAGAGGCTGTTATCGAAGTCTTCCTCGCTAATCATGCCCGCATCAAACAAAACCTGCTTGTCTAACGCGCCATGATACTCCTTTACCCAGTAGCGGCTGCTCTTTCCGTTGCTCGTATCGTAGTGAACGCGCTGAATGATCTCTGGAACCTTGGTTGCATCAGGTTCTTGGTCCAAAACCTTCGCAATCTGCGAGCTGATGAAGGCGGGACTCTTCGCAAGCTTGATCAGGTCGCGGGAGGACATGCCGTGCAGCTCAAAAACGTCCTCGATTTCGTCTGGGAGGCGTGCTGAGGGGTCCGGGAACAGCAGCAGCGGGTCTACGCGCTGCGTTGTGGGCATCGGCTCGTACACTTCCTCTGGAATCATCACGATTTCACCCGTGCTTGACTCCTCTTCACGATAAACGGTACGTTTTACGTGCTGAATGGTAGGTCCTTTGATGACCGCAGTGCCCTTGATGCAGATATCTTCGATTGCAAGGCGACCTTTGCGCCCATAATCAGCGTCAATCAGCCGATTTCGTATCGCCCGCTCCATCTTCGGGAGCTTTTC